CCCGCTCTGCATCCCGCGCCAGATCCAGCCGCTTGCGCAGCTTGACCTGCGGCACGAGAAGGAAGATCGGCACCGTGGTCAGCCCGCGTCCGGTCTTCGCTCGCGACGCCACTGCGCGCCCTTTGCTATTCAGTCGCCCCTCGGCCACCAGCAGGCTCGGGCCCCGGCGGCGATAGATGAAGCGCAACCGCAGCCCTGTGCGGCGTTCCCATTCGCCGGGGGTGATCCGGCCGCCGCGGGTGGATTTGCCCGCGGCCGGGGTGGGGATCGCCAGCCAGAACCCGTCGCGCGACCGGATCAGTGGCCCTGCGTCATGCGCGCCGACGATCACCGGGGCGTTTGACCAGACCAGCGCCGCGGCGTTCAAGCTTTCGCCGCCCTTGGGATAGGTCGCGAGCCGGATCGAGTTGCCGAGCCGGGTGCCCAGCCCTGCGCCGGTGATCTGGCCGCGCCAGTCGGATTTGAGGCCCGCGCCCGCCTCGCGCATGGCGTTGGTGACTGCCTTCTCGCCTGCGGCGATTTCGGCCTGCATCAGGGCGGCAAGGTCGGGGCTGATTTCCAGCTTCAGTTTCATGCGGGCCTCAGGTCCAGCGTCCAGATCAGCCGTTCGCGGTCGCGCAGCGGTTCCCCCTGGATCACATGGCTGTCGGCGCCGATGACGATCACATCGCCCGGGCGCGGGGTGGGCAGGTCGGCCACGCGTACATCTACCACGGTCGTATCGCTGACGAACCGGCCCGCGCCGAAGTCGGTGACGCGGTCGGGCGCGCGGCGGATGATGCGGATCGGCCGTTCTTCGGATGTCGTGGCCGAGATCCAGAGGGCCGGGGCCGCCATGGACGCATGGCTGAAGACGCGGTCCATGGCGGCGGCGAAGACGGACATGGGCGCTGTCCATCAGTTGGAACTGTGGATCCGGACGGCGAGGCGCGGCCGCTTGTTGACCGGCAGGATTGAGGCCTCGGTCATCACGTCGATCCAGCGGCCTTTCTCGTCGAGATGCTGGCGGGCGTAGAGCGGGAGGCCGATGGTGTTGGCGGCTTCCAGCAGGTTCGCCGGGCCGCCATAGGTGGTGAAGGTGTCCATCGTGCCCAAGGGGAAGGCGATGCCCTCGTTCGCCGGGACCAGCCGTTCGGTGGCCTTGGTCGAGAGGGTCACCGTGCCCGAGTATTCCTCGAACAGGATCCCGCCGAAGGGGAAGTTGCGCCGCACATCCTCGCGCAGGGGCTGGGCGCCGGTCGAGGCGTAGAACTTGTAGGCCTCTTCCGTCTTCGGGTGCGCGATCAGCTTGTCGAAGAACTCGCGGCTGACGAGAGCATGAACGCTGGTCATTGCTTCGCCCAGGAGGTTGTCCTCGATGGCGCGCAGCACCTCGCGCACCTTGCCCTGCACGTTCGTTCCTGCCGTGCCCAACACGAAATCCACCGAGATCTGCGCGAGGCCGAATTCGGTGAAGTAGTTGTAGAGGGTGGTGCCCGCCCCGTCCTTCACGATGCCGCGCAGAGCATTCATCTCCATGTATTCGCGGGTCTGGGCATGCTTGCGGCGCATGAGCAGCAGCTTGCGGTTCATGACCTCGACCAGCGGATCGGCCGCGTCAAAAGCCCCGAGGCCGGGCTGTCCCTGGATGTCGGCGGGCAGGATCACGTCATCATGCGGGATCCAAGGCAGGGCGAAGCTGCGCATGGACCGGCCTTCCCGGGTGCCGACAGTGGCGGGCCCGCCGAGGGGGACGGAGGGCAGCAGGCTCAGGACGCCCTCGTACTGTTCGATGATGACGGACCGTTGGCTGACGCCTTCGAAGCGGAAGAGGCCGATCTGGGCGAGGCGGGTGTAGAGGTTGGGCAGGATGTTGATGGCCTGCGTCATTTCGGCCAGCGAATAGCCGCCAGCGTCGAAGGGATTGCGGACGAGGGTCATGGTGGGGCTCCGGGGGATGAAGGATTTGGCGCGGCCGGGTGAGCGGCGTCAGACGCCGTCGCGGGCGATGATGCCGACCGCGGCCAGCTGGGTGATCTTGGCGGCAATCTTGGCCGCGTCGTTGACGGTGGCCTCGTAGGCAAGGGCGGCGCGCGAGACGATGGCGGGGCCGCGAGTGACCACGATGCCCACAGCATCGGCGAGCGTGGCGTTCACCGGGTACAGGAGGACGGCGACCGCGGTTTGCGAACCGTCGGCCGCGGTCGCGGGCGAGAGGGTGTACTTGCCACTGGCCGTGATGCGCCCCAGGACCGACCCTGCCGGATAGGACAGGCCAAGCTGCAGGGTGATCACCTCGCGGGTGTAGTTCGGGTTGACCTCGTATTTGAGGACATCGCCCATGCTGGGCGGTTCCGTCAGGACGGGCATGGTTCAGTCTCCAGGATGTTGGGGGGATGGGGCGCCCGATCCGGGCGGTGCGCGTCAGCGCGAGGCGGCGGCGGATTTCTTGGCGGCCGTGACGATGGGGCTTTCCTTGGTGCCCGCGGCGGGGGCTGTGGCGATAATCCCTGCAGCATCGCTGCGGGCGGCGAGGTCGGCCAGCACCTTGGCGCGCAGCGCTTCAGGCTTCACGCCCTTCGCGACGGCATCGGCGGCATCGATCTGCACACCAAGCCGGGCTGCCTGCGCGCAGACCTGCGCGACCTCGGCCGCCTCGGAGCGGATGGCTTCGGGCGACATCGCGACCGCCGTGGTTTGCGGTGGCGCGACTGCCGCGGGCGGGGCCGGTTCCTGCGGGGTGACGGCAGCAGGCGCGGCCGGAAGCTGCGCATGATCTTCGGGGGCAGTGGTCATCATCAGGCCCTTTCCTTTGGGGGTGGATGTGCCGCGGGGAGCGGCGGCGAAAGCGCGGAAGGCGGTGACCGGATCGGCCACCTCATCGGCAAGACCGGCGAAGACCGCCGCCTCGCCGCGGAAGACGGCCGCCTCGGTACCCAGCGCGCGGAGGGTATCGAGGCGCCGTCCTCGACCTTCGGCGACGGTTTCGGCGAAGAGCTGGCGCAGGTCCTCAAGCTCTCCTGCAATCCGGTTGCGGACCGCCTCGGGCAGGGCCTGGTACGGGTTCGCATCGACCTTTCGGGCGCCTGCGTGGATCAGCGTGACGGCGATCCCTTTCTGGTCTAGCGCGCCACTCATGTCGCTGTGCATGGCGACGACGCCGATGCTGCCGACGGCGCCCGTGCGGGGCAGGATGATGCGGTCGGCCTGGGACGCCAGCGCATAGGCGGCCGAGAGGGCGTGGTCGGCGACGAAGGCCTGCACAGGTTTGACCTGCCGCGCGGCCCGGACGCGATCAGCCAGATCGAACGCACCGGCCACCTCGCCACCGAAGCTGTCAATATCGAGCGCAATGCCGCGGATTGCAGGATCGGCAAGCGCCGCCTGCAGCTGCGCCGCGATCCCTTCATAGGAGGTGAGACCCGACGACTGCCCGATCCATGCCCCGCGATGCACCAGCGTGCCCGCAATTTCGATGACGGCGATCCCATCCACGACGGCGAAGGGCTGGCCACCGTTGCGCGCCTGGCGGTTGGTTAGGTCATCACCGAACAAAGACGCCCGAGCGGGCAGGGTAGCGGTAGCCTGATCCTCGGGATCCACAGCCATGCCTTCGACCGTGATTTCCCTGCCCGCGATCCTCGGGCCAAGCCAGGTCAGGAAGGCCAGCGCCTTGGCGGGATCGACCATCAGCGGTGTGTTGAAGACGCGCTGAGCGATCTGGGTGTGATGCATCATCCTTCCTCCGCGGGCCGGGGTTCCCGGTCCTCGCCATCCTCTTCCTGATCGCCGTCGTCCTCCTGATCTCGCCGCCGGTCCTCGGCATCATCCGGCCCCACACCGCCACCTGCCGCCTGCGCCGGTGACCCCGGCCGCCGGAAGTCGAGACCGAGCTCGGCCTCGCGCTTGCGTTCTGCGGCGATTTCCCGGTCAACCTGCTCCGCGTCGTATCCCCGCTCCGCGATGGCCTGCGTGCGGGATTTCAGGCCCGCTTCGATCTGCAGGATTTCCGCCGAGGCATCCTTGGCGGGGTCGATCCAGTCCCATTTGGTGGGGAGCCAGTCGCAGGCGAGGTAGTGCCGCCGGTCGGTGGCATAGCCAGGAAGGTCGATGGCACCGGCCAGCACGGCCATGTCCATCCAGCGCGTCCAGACGGCACGGCAGAGCTGATAGACCATCACCGAATGCTGGAAGGCCGAGATGCGGCGACGGAAGTCGACCAGCGCGATCCGCGTGTTCGAGAAGTTCCCCTTCGCGGTGTCGCCGGTCAGATAGCCATAGGGCACGCCCAGCGCCGCACCGATCTGCAGCAGCGTGCGATACTGGAAAGGCTCATAGGTGCTGCCAGAATCCGGGGTAGACGGCGTGGTGACATCCTCGCCCGGGTCGAGGCGCACCACCTGGCCCGGTTCCACTTCCAGATCGTCCTCGGCCGGATCGAGGGCGGTTTCGGGCGCGGGGGAGGTAATGAACATCGCGAACATCGCCGCGGTCTTCTTCCGCTCCAGTTCCGCGTCGTCGTAGAGATCGAGGGTGAAGAGCTTCACCACGGCCGCGGCAAAGCGCGACACGCCCCGCAGCTGGCCCGCCTCGACTGGGTCGAGGATGTGGACAACCTCGGATGCGGGCACCCGCACCGTCTCACCCACCAGCCCCGGATCGGTCAGATCGCCCGGATGGCGGCGGAGGAAGTGATAGGCCACGCGGCGGCCGATGCCGTCGAACTCGATGCCCTGCCGGATCGATCCCGCACCGGGCAGGACGCGGGTCAGGTCCTGGGGCAGCATTTCCGAAGGCAACATCTGCAGCTGCATCGGAACGGTCAGCCCGTCCTCCGGCCGCCGCGTCCGGATCCGCAGGAAGACCTCGCCCGCAAGGAACACCTCGCGTGCGGCCCGACGCTGCAGGCCAAAGAAGTCGGTCAGCCCCTCGGCATCGGCCTCGTCGGTCCAGGCAAGCCAGAGCCTCTGCAGCTCCTCCTTCTTCGCCGCATCGGCGATTTTCGACGAGGGCTTGATGCCGTCGCCGACGACATGGTTCGCGAAGGCATCGACCGCGTTCGCGGCATAGCCGTTGTTCCGGACCAGCCAGCGCGCCCGGGCGGTGATGGTCTCGCCCGAGGCGGCGATCAGCGTGTTCACATGGGCGCGGGTGGCCCGGAACCCGCGCATGCGCCGGTGGGATTGCGCCGCGTCGAACCCGCCGATGATGCTGCCGAGGCGTTGACGGAAGGCATCCAGCACCATGGTCACAGACTCTTCGTCGCGACCGTGCCCCAGCGGCGGCGACGCGGGGTGGCCGAGGCGGTAGCAATTCGGCCTTCCAGATCCCTGATCGCCGCGGCCAGTTCGGCGTCCGATCCGTAGGTCACGGTCTTGCCGTCATAGCTGACGCTGCGCAGCCCGGCGAAGCGGGCTTCCTTCAGTGTCACGAGCAGGGCCTGCATGCGTTCCAGGTCCATCAGTCCCTCATGAAGTTCGGGGTATAGGCCCGCCGTTTCCGGCGTGGCGTGGTCAGGGTTCCGGCCTTCGGTGCCGTTGATGCCGCAGCTTCCGGTGCATTGGGCACGGCCACCGGCATGCGCGTTTCCACGCCCGCCTGTGCTTCCAGCCGCCGCCAAGTGGCCTCGTCCCATCGGTCGGCACCGAGGATCCACGCCGCGGCACGGGCATAGACCCGGCAGTCCAGCGCCTCGTTTCGCTCGCGCATCTTTTGCCATTCCTGATGGGCATAGCCGCGCTTGTTGCGGATGGTGACCAGCTGCTCGGCCACCAGCTGCTTCAGCCATTCGGTGTCGGCCCAGCCCGGAAGGTAGATCGTGCCTGGGGCGTCGAGCACCCCGGTTGCGCGGTCCTCATCACTCGGCCGTACGATCCGCAGGAAGCGGTACGTCTCCGCCTTGAATGTCGCTGTCGCGACCGACCAGAGCCGGGCGCCGCGGCGCAGGCGCTTGCCGCCGATGGTCGCATCGACGAAGGTCGGGCCGGAGACCGGCGTGGCGCGGTTGAAGCCCTCGAGGCCTTTCAGGGGCGCGACCTGTTCGAAGCCAACCTTGCGCGACCAGGCATAGACCGCCGCGGCCTCGTAACCAGTATCGATGCCAAACCGCGCCACGGTCATGAAGGCGCCGTTGGCATGTTGCCAGCTCTTCCCCAACAGCGCAGTCAGCTTGTCCCAGGCGGCGGGATCGTCGGGGCCGCCCGGAATGACGATGTGATCGACAAGCCAGCTTTCCAGGCCACGTCCCCAGGCCCAGACATCAACCTCGATCCGGTCCCTCTGGACGTCGGCGCCAGCGGTCAGGAACAACCCGGCAATCGGCACGGTGCCCGGCTTCCAGGCTTCGCGCCGATCCGCCAGCCGCTGCCATTCCGGCGCATCGCCTGACTCGACCCACGTCTCGCCCAGCAGCGTATTGCGCGCGGCCCGCAGCGTCTCGTCCGACCCTTGGGCCGCCAGCCATTCCCGCGCGACGTCGGACCAGCTTTTCCAGCCCAAGGGCGAGTAGAGCGCCGAGAGGTGAAAGCCGATGGCCTTCGGATCGGTCGCAATCGCCGTCGCTCGCCATTCGCCGCGGGCGAGCATCTCGGTCTTGTGATGCTCTGCGATAGGGCGTTCGCAGCCCTCGCAGTTATAGGCGGCTGTTTCGGGCTTCCCCTTCGCCCAGCGCAGCCGGTCGAACTGCAGCCATTGCATTGCCCCGCAATGCGGGCAGGGCACGAAGTACCGCCGCTGGTCGCTGGCTTCGAATTCCCGCTCGATCCGGCTCAGGCCCCGGATCGTCGGTGTCGAGACCATGAACACCTTGCGCCGGTGCGAGAAGGTCGTGGTCCGCGCCTCGGCCAGCGTGACGGGGTCGCCTTCCTCGTCGGCCGAGGCCGGATAGGCGTCGACCTCGTCGAGGAATACATAGCGCGCGGGCATCGACCGCAGGCCGGTGGCGGAATTTGCACCGGTCAGCACCAGGATGCCGCCGGGGAATTCCTTCGACAGCATCGAGTTGCCCGCGTCCCGCGACCGGGCCGGGTTCACCCGTTCGCGGAGCGCCGGGCTGTCCGCGATCAGCGGATCAAGACGGCCCCGCGAGGTGCGCTTCGCCAGTTCCAGGCTCGGCAGCACCGCCAACATCGGCCCTGGTGCGTGGTGGATGACGAAGCCGATCCAGTTGTTGCCTGCTTCCGTGGCCCCGACCTGCGCGGCCTTCATGAATGTGATGCGCTGGGCCGGGTGGCCGGGCGACAGCGCATCCATGATCTCGCGCAGATAGGGTGCGCGGGCAGTGCGATACCGCCCCGGCTCGGCCGCGCCCCGCGACGACAGCCAGCGATGCTGATCCGCCCATTCCGACACCGTCAGGTTCGGGTCGGGGCGCAGCCCCTGCCGCCAGACCCGGAGGAGATCGTCAGCCCCGTCGAAGCCGAGGTCGAGACCCGCGGTCAGATCGTTGTCGTTTTCCTCATAATGCAAGCGAGACCCGGAGGTCGGCGAGGGCGTCGAGCTGTTCGCGGACATGGGCTTCCAGCACCCTCTGCATGATCGCCGTCTCGATCGTCACCGATGCCCCGGA